GTAGCAAGGTGGCCGTCATACCGGTCACGGTTCTGGGCGGCAACACCGCAGGGGACAGTAAGGAAGATACATTCCGGTATCGTCCAGATCGTGGTGGACAGGTATAAGGACATCACCACTGCAGACCTGAATGAGATCAGTTTCGGAGAGGATGGGGATGTCACTCCAACCAAAGACCTCTGGGATGAGATCGCCAGGGAGAACCTCTTTTCTGACGTGATCGGTACAGCAGTGGCCGGGGCTTTGTCCTCCGGAGACGGCGCTTTCAAGATCAGCATGGACCAGAGCGTGAGCGGGTATCCGATCCTGGAATTCTATGAAGCGGATGCTGTGGACTTTGTCCGCCAGCGGGGAAGATTGACCGAGATCAAGTATTATACCAGGTATCCGGATCCGAACAATGCAGAGAAAGAATTTCGGCTGGAAGAAACATACGGAAAAGGATATGTCCGGTATAAGCTCTACTCTGAAGATGGGAAAGAAGTTCCCATGGATCAGCTGGAGCAGACAGCAGACCTGGAGGATTCTGCCTTTGATGGCGATTTCATCATGGGTGTCCCGCTGCAGTTCTTCTCCTCAGTCAAATGGGAGGGCAGGGGCAAGGCTCTGTTCGATGCAAAGACAGATGACCTCGACGCTCTGGATGAAATAATCAGCCAGTGGCTGGATGCCGTAAGGAAGGGACGCATAGCCCGGTATATCCCTGAGGATATGGTCCCAAGGAACCCGGAGAATGGAGAGCTGGTAAAACCAAATGATTTTGATAACGACTATATCGCCATAGGCTCTTCTGCGAAGGAAGGCAATTCCGACAAGATCGAGGTAGTACAACCGGTGATCTCTTATGAAGCCTATGTGAACAGCTACAGTTCCTTCCTGGATCTTGTGCTGCAGGGCATCATCTCCCCCGCTACACTCGGCATCGACCTGAAGAAGAACGACAATGCCGAGAGCCAGCGGGAAAAAGAGAAGATAACGATCCATGTCAGAGAGAAGCTGGTGGGCGTCCTTGATGATGTGATTCCGGAGCTGGTGGAAAAGACCATGATGGTCTACGACCTGATGAACGGCAGACGCCCTGGGGAGTATGAAGTATCTGCCAAGTTCGGAGAGTATGCAGCACCCGGCTTTGACAGTGTCGTGGAGACTGTGGGCAAGGCCAAGTCCTACGGTGTCATGAGTATTGATAAGTCCATTGAGGAGATGTACGGGGATTCCCTCTCCGATGAGGAGAAGCAGGAAGAGATCCGCCGTATCAAAGAGGAACAGGGGATCACTGAACTGGAAGAACCTGCAGTCAATATGGAACTGGGAGGCTTCCAGGCGAACCTTGAAGAGGAATGATGACGCATGCCGAAGATCAGGGATGAATACGATGTGGGGGCCGCATTTGCCGCGATAGAAAATGAACTGATGTCATCCATGGTCAGAAACATGGAGAGACATAAGGTCGAAGAAATTGGCGAAGAAAAAGAATGGGAGATGTGGCAGGCCCTGCAGCTGAAGTCATTAGATAAATACAAGAGACAGAACAAAGAGAAGTATGGGACCCAGTTCCAGGACATCAACAAGAGGATAGGCAACATCCTGATCCAGATGAACGAAGACGGGCAGATGGACCAGGAGCGGAAGATCCTGAAAGCCATCAAGAACGGAGCCGACCTGACAAAAGCCAGTGATGTCATGTCAGGCCGGTTTTTTGAGATAAATGACCGGAAGATGGACGCACTGATCAAGGCAACCACCGGGGAGATCCGGAAGGCCGAGACAGCCGTCCTGCGGAAAGCAGATGATGTATACCGCAAGACCATCTTCAATGCCCAGGTGTATGCCAACTCCGGAGCCGGGACCTATGAGAAGGCCGTGGACATGGCCACAAAGGACTTTATATCCGCCGGCCTAAACTGCGTAGAGTACAAAAACGGAGCCCGCCACACTTTATCTGATTATGCAGATATGGCAGTGAGGACTGCCGCCAAAAGGGCCTACCTGCAGGGCGAAGGTACGAAAAGGCAGGAATGGGGCATCCATACGGTGATCGTCAATCAGAGAAGTGATACCGGTCCCGGCGGAGTCTGTCCCGAGTGCCTGCCCTTTGTCGGGAAGGTCTTCATAGACGATGTCTGGAGTGGCGGCAAAGAAGGAGAGAAGGATGAGGACGGAGAGGAGCTCCCGCTGCTTTCCGATGCCATTGGTGCCGGCCTTTATCATCCAAGATGCAGAGACAGCCACACGACCTATTTCCCAGGTATAAGCACGCCGCCTTCCGGGAAGATCACAAAGAAGGATGTTCAGGAAGCTGTTGAGACCGAGAAGGAAGAAGCCAGACAGCAGTATGCAGAGAGGCAGGCCGAGAAATATGAAAGATTGGCTGAAACCAGGCTGGATCCGGAGAATAAACAGCAGTATGAAGCGAGGGCTGACAGATGGGGAGCTGAGGCCGATCGACTTAGAAATAGGGCGAATCTTTCAGCAGATCCATTTGAACGCATGTTTCTTGAGAGGCAAGCGGGAAAGATGGAGGATGTTGCTGGTAATAGAATGCTGCAAAAAATGTTTCGTGGAGCTAGGTTTAAAGAACAGATTCGTACTAAACGATTTGAAGATATTACAGATAGATGGTTTCCTGATGAGATTCCAGGTAGTCATAAAGTTGAACGATTACCTAAACTTTTTATAGATGGGGTCGAACATATAATTGATGGTCATCATATTAAGTTTGACTATGATAAACATGAGTTAGAAATCGCGAAAATGTTAGCACGGGATGTAGGTGGTCAAGTATATATGCGTCCCAAAATTAATTTTCCGCTAGGGCAACCATCTGCAGATTATGAATTTAATGGTTTTTTATATGATTTAAAAACTTTGAGACCTAATGCTCGAAACAATACAATTTACAATCGTGTGAAAAAATGTGAAGGACAGGCGAATAGATTTATTATTGATGTAAGCAAGACTGAACTAACAGATGAAATTGTTGAAAACCAAATAAGTAAAATATTTTGGTCAAAAGATACGAAATTTATAGATGAAATTGTTATCGTTAAAGATTATCAAGTGCATCGAGTCGCACATAGAAAATAATTAAGAGCCAACACACCGCCTAAAAAACGTCGGCAGTGATTGGCTCTTAATAAGATATCTTAAAAATAATATATCATCTACAGGTAAAAAAATCAATGGTATAACCACAAAAAGGAGTAAAAATGACACCAATCAAAACACCGTATTCCAACATCACCTATGTTGCCGAAGGCTGCAACGATCTTCCTGCCACTATCACAAAGAGCCCGTCCGGGCAGGATGAGGTAGAAACCTGCTGGGAACTGACAGATGATGAAGTGGAGCAGGTGATCAAGAACAAGAAGGTATATCTGTACATTATGGGGACAGCAGTCCCTCCGCTGTACATGACAACTGAATCAGATGTAATTGTTACATAACCACCAGTCAACCGGCCGGTGGTATTTTTGTGGGAGGAAATATGTGGCATAAATTAAACGACTGGGAAGACGCAATAGTGCCTTCCACAGTCGCATTTATAATCACCATCCTAATACATGTATTACTATCTCTGTAAGGATTGTGACAACAATTGGACAGAGGACAGAATACTTAAAGAAATGCTTACGACGATAACTTCGGAACTCGGAGTACTTCATCCCGTAGATGGTTGGCATGATGATATCAGGGCGGCCTTTGAACGGCTGTCTGAGGAGTTTTTCTTCTACAAGATGATGAACGGAAGCCTCAACTTCACGAACACCGAAACGAGATGATTTCTGAAAATCCATAGCATAATAGAAACCGTCTTTGTCGGGATCCGTTTTATCGATGTAATCCATGATTGCTTGGGTGCATTTTGTTTCAAACATAATAATGAGCTCCTTAATTTTTGCAAAAGGATTAGACCTATGGAATTTATAAAAACAATTATCCAGCGTCTTGCCATGCCGATGGGGATCATGGCAGGCATGATGATCACTGCACTTTTAATATCAGCTTTAAGATGATGAACTCCAGAACGAGGGTTCCAATACTCCCGGTGATAAGCCCTGTCATGAACTGACTGATGAAGTTCATCCAGAACTGACGGAGTTCTTTCTGGTGGTCGACCATATATTTGTAACCGGCAGAATCGACATGATAAATACCGGTATCTTCACCATATACATTGTGTTCGGCATAGATGTATTTATGTCTCAACAGAAAATCAGTGGAGTAAACAGCGGTAAGATGTCTGGATAGTTCCTGTTCTGACATGGCATTATCATGGTCATTGATCTTCTTTAATATCGTGTAGGTTTTATCACGTAAAAACATAGATCCATCACTCCTTTATAAGGAGTATACCATAGCATAAGCGGGTGTAGAAAGAGGTGATACCATGACGGTGCCCGTACAGATCACGGCAATCATATGTCTTACGCTGATCATCCTCGTTTGGCTGAGCAGCGGTAAATAGAATAGGAGGGATCCATATATCTCCCTGAAGACCTGGGTAAGGTCTTATTTTTATGTCCGGAATGACGTAAAACTATCAATGCAAGAGGCGCTACCTCGTAGAAAAAGCGTAGCAGAAAGGAAGTATATCATGAAACGAAAATTTTTAGAAGACATGGGACTGAGCAAAGAGCAGATCGACTCCATCATGGAAGAGAACGGCAAGGATGTCAATGCCGCAAAGGACGGCCTGGAACAGGTCAGGACAGAATTGAAGCAGACCAAGGACACTCTGGAAGAGAGGGATGGCCAGCTGGAGGACTTAAAGAAGTCCACAGGTGACAATGAAGATCTGAGAAAGCAGATCTCTGACCTCCAGGAAGCAAACAAGCAGAAGGACAGAGACCATCAGGAAGAGATCAGGAACCTGAAGCTTGATGCCGCCATCCGGTCCGCCATCGGGGCCAGTGCCCAGGATGCAGACCTGGTCGCAGGACTGATCGACAAGGCGAAACTGCTCCTGTCAGAGGATGGCAAGGTGACAGGTCTAGACGAGCAGGTGAAGGCACTGAAGGAAACCAAGAAGTTCCTTTTCAAGGAGGAGACTGATCCCGGCCAGAAGCCCGGCTTCCACAAAGTCGGTGCGGGAAGGGACGGCGGAGCGAAGGATCCTGCAGGGACCAAAGACGGCCCGATCGACATGAGGGCGGCGATCGCAGCACAACTCAAGTCAACCATGGGAAATGAATAAAAGGAGATGAATACAAATGGCAGTAACATTGGCAGAAGCTAAGAAAAACGTACAGGATGATCTTCAGATGGGGATTATCGACGAGTTCAGAAAGAGCAACTGGATCCTGGATCACATCACATTTGATGACTGTGTATCCCCCACAGGCGGCGGAGCCACTCCGACCTATGCCTACACCAGACTGTTGACTCAGCCGACCGCTGCTTTCCGTGCGATCAACGCTGAGTATATACCGAGCGAAGTGACCAGACAGCGCCACACTGTCGACATCAAAGTCTTCGGTGGCTCCTATGAGATCGACCGTGTCATCGCCAACATGGGCGGCATCATCAGTGAAGTCGAGCTCCAGCAGGCACAGAAGATAAAGGCAGCACAGGCCCTGTTCAACGATACCTTCATCAATGGCGATTCCGCAACCAATGCAAACGCCTTCGATGGTATCGATAAGGCGGTGACAGGAAGCTCCACAGAATACAATGCAGCAAGCGGCGACTCTGTGATCGATCTGTCCACATCCGCAGCAGTGACCAGCAACTATATGGTATTCCTCGACATGCTGGATGAGTTCCTGATGGGACTTGACGGAACCCCCTCCTTCATCGCCGGCAACACCAAGCTGATCGCCAAAATCCGTGCATGTGCAAGACGCGCATCCATGTACCAGACTACACTCAATGAGTTTGGCCAGCAGGTAGAGCAGTACGGCAACATCCCGCTGATCGACATGATGGCTAAGCCCGGCACCAATAACGATGTCATCGCCACCAATACGGACGGCACGACATCCCTCTACGTCGGCCGCCTCGGACTGGACGGCCTCCACGCAGTATCTTTCGCAGGGGTTGCCCCGGTACAGACCTGGCTCCCGGACTACAGCACAGCTGGTGCAGTAAAGAAGGGTGAGGTAGAGATGAATGCCGCTATCGCCCTCAAGGCAACAAGGGCTGCAGGAGTCTTCCGTAAGATCAAAGTTAAACCTGCTACAACATAATCGTGGGGGTGAGACCATGGCAAAGATCTATGCGCCTAATGAGGAGTATACCGGCATCAGCGCCGGTGTACTCTTTACTGACGGCAAGGGAGAAACAACAGAGCCTCATCTGATCGAATGGTTCAGGGACCACGGATACAAAGTAGAGGAAGAGAAAAAGGCATCCAGGAAGAAGGTGAAGTAACATGGCTTACACACCATATGCTTCCCTGGAAGACTACAGAGTCCTGTTCCCGAATGACGAGACCATGACGTCCGGACAGCTTGTTCAGGCTTCCCGCCATGTGGACTCCCTGACCTTTAACCGGATCACAGCCGCAGGGTTCGACAATCTGACAGATTTCCAGAAGGAGATCATTAAGGAGGTCGTGTGCAGACAGGCCAGTTTTGAGGCGGAGAATGCCGGTCTGATCGAGTCCGTGCTCAGTTCCTACAGCATCAATGGTGTGTCCATGAACTTCGGAAACAACTGGAATGTCGAGATCCAGGACGGTATTGCCATGCATAAAGCACTGTATGCGATGCTCCGTCAGACCGGGCTGTGCGTAAGGCAGATAGGAGGGTGACATGAAGTATCCTGACCTTGTTCCGGAAAAACTCTGCCTGACAGATATCACCCTTGAGATGGAGCAGGAAGGCCTCAATGTTTATGGAGAGCCGCTGGAGACCTTCACCTTTTCCGGGAAATGCAATTACCAGGACAAGGCCAGGACAGTGCTCACCAGCGAGAAGAAGCTGATCGATATCACAGGGTCGGCTCTTTTCCATGGAGACATCTGTCCCGACCTGCCGGTGATATCCGGGGGGACGGCCACGATCTTCGGAGCGGAGCGCCGTATCCTGGAAGGCAGGAAGGCCAGGAACCCAGACGGGTCCGTCAATTATACGGAGGTGCTGCTGATATGAAATGCACATCTACAGTCAAACTCAATATGGGGACTATAGCCAGGCTGGACAGTGCCGCTGTTGCCGCACTGGAACAGACGGCAGAAGCTGTGCATACAGACCTGATGCAGTCGCAGGTCATGCCCAGGAAATCCGGGCATCTCCAGAACGAGAGCACCTTCGTGGAGACCTCCATGTCAGGACAGGGAAGCGTGGCGATCGTATCCAGCACACCGTATGCCAGGCGCCTGTATTTCCATCCGGAGTACAACTTCAGTACAGAGGCAAACCCGAACGCAAAGGGAGAGTGGTTTGAGGACTGGCTGCCGGGAGGCAGGAAACAGGACTTTGCCAACAATACCTTTGCCCAGATCTACAGGAGGTTAGCAGGGACATGAGACTGGCAGACATCAGAGATTATGTTGACTCTCTGGGCATTGCGGGCGTGGTCTACATGGGGAAGCTGGAGGACAAGAAACAGCGCTCCGTTGGCGTCTATAAGAGCAGCCACAGTTACGGCCTATACCGTACAGCCATTGGAGGACCCTCTCTCGAGTCCTACGGCATCTATTACGTGACCCTGCTGATCCACTGGAACAGATCTCCACGCGACACGGAGGACGCCTCTGTGAGGCTGTTTGAGGCCCTGAGAGCAACGAGAGAAGAAGAGATTAACAACGATAAGATCAAGTTCATCCAGCCGCTGTATGAGCTCCAGAACGTGGGTACCGACGATGACGGTATCTATGAGATGGTGATCGAGGCGGCTGTCTTTTATGAAAGGTAAGGTGACATTATGCCTTCTACAAGCGGAGTTTATCCATGCTATGAAAACCAGTTTAAGATCAATACATCCGGCACAAGCACTGCTTCCTACGCCGCAATCGCCGACTGTGAGACGTTCAGTGTGTCCTTTGACAATGGTGTTGAGGAGTGGACCCCATTTGATTCCGAGGGATGGGTCAGAAGATTGCTGACTGCCAAAGCAGTTGCGATCTCCGTAACGGCCAAGAGGAACGTAGGAGACACCGGTAACGATTTCGTTGCAGGCCTGGCCTGGAAGAACGGCAGAAATGCCGAGGCAGACTTCCAGTGGACATTCCCGGACGGCACCGTTGTGACATTAAACGGAGCAGTCATCAACGTGACGAATATCGGTGCCGGAGACTCTACAGCTGTCGCACCTCTTGAGTTCGAGGTTATGAGCAACGGTAAACCAACCGTTACTCCTGCAGGCTGATAAGAGTCAGATACAAAACAGACCAGGGAGACCGGCTTTCGGGCTGGTCTCCTCATCATTTATGGAGGCTTAAAAGATGGCAAAGATCATTAATATTACAGACAAACTCAGCTTTGATAAAAACCCGGTCATCGTGATCCGCGACACGGAGATCGCGGTCAATGATGATGCTGTGACCATGCTGAAGATCATGGATATGCTCGGGGATGACGAAACAGCGAACGCATCGAATATTGTAAAGATGGCTGAACTCATCTTTACGAAAGAAGGGAAGAAAAAGCTCGACGCCCTCAAGCTGAATCTGGCAGATTATTCCGTCGTCGTCGAGACTGCCATCAATCTGATCACCGGGGAGGAAACGGACCAGGGGGAAGCGGTGAACGATACTACGATCTCCTAGAAGACTGGGACCTTGTCGTATCGTCGTTTGCAGACCAGTACGGGATCCGTCTGTACTCTCCTGATTTCAAGGAGATGTCCTGGGCGGAGTTTAAGGATCTCCTGGCAGGCATCGGGCCGGAAACATCCCTTGGACGGGCTGTTGCCATAAGGTCAGAAAAAGACGAGGAGACCTTGAAGCATTTTACTCCGGAGATGCGCCGGATGCGAGCGGAATGGAGTGCGAAAAACGCTGCCAGAAAGACCGTCAACGAGACAGCATCGTTCCTGGAGAGCATGAAACAGGCCTTCATCAGTATGGCTGGAGGCGGAAAAGATGAAACAGAAGGTGAAGTGCCCGTTTTGCGGGCACAGGCAGAAGATACATTACAGCCCGGACGCAGTGAGCCGGGGAGTGTACGTGCGCTGTCAGGGAAGACAGTGCAGGAAGATATTTGAGATTAGACTTGGAAATAATAGGGACAGGTAGTGCCTTGTGTCGATGCCCCTCTTAAATAAACCAAAGGCAGGTGAAACAGAATGCCATCAGAAGTAAGTGCGGGCAGAATAGCCCTGGAACTGGCATTAAACCAGGAAGGGTTTAAAACACAGCTTAACAGGCTGAACGGCATCGCAAGGAGAGCAGGGTCAAGCCTTGCCAGCTCCCTGTCCTCGGGCACATCGCAGATCAACCGGATGACTGCGTCGGCCAAGAAACTGGGCATAGCACTCGGCAGCGCGTTCGCTGTCACCAAGCTGGTCAATTTCAGCCGCCAGTGCGTTGCTGCAGCGGAAGCCCAGACTCTGGCTGAAACAAAACTCTCCACCGTCATGAGCCAGCGTATGAAGGCGACAGAGGGCATGGTGAACTCCATCAAAAAGCTCACTGCCTCCCAGCAGGAACTGGGCGTGGTTGGCGATGAGGTTCAGATGGCGGGTGCCCAGCAGCTGGCTACCTTCCTGAACTCACAGAAGGCCCTTGAGACTCTCATACCGGCCATGAACAATCTGGCCGTACAGCAGAATGGTGTTAACGCTTCCGCCGGTGACCTGGTCAATATCGGCAACCTGATGGGTAAGGTCATGCAGGGGAATACCGGGGCCCTTACCCGTGTCGGCATTACCTTTTCCGAAGCTGAGGAACAGATGATCAAGTACGGCAATGAGGAACAGCGGGCTGCGACTCTTGCCCAGGTCATCACCAACAATGTCGGCAACATGAACCAGGCCCTGGCTAATACCCCCTACGGTGCTGTAGCCCAGCTGAAGAACAACTTCGGTGATTTGATGGAGACCCTGGGCAAAGGGATCATGAACATGATCATGCCGGCTATCCGCTGGATCAATGCTCTTATCATGAGACTGCAGGTCCTGGCCAAGATGCTGGCTTCATTCACAGGATCCTTTGCAAAACTCGGATTTAAGACCCAGAAATCAGCCGGGAATACGATCAAAAACGCGACAAAAGCCCAGAAAACCACCAGTAACGCAGCCCAAGTAATGGGCGGCAATGCTGCTGCCGCCGGTGACAAGATCAGTAAATCTGCCAAGAAGGCGGGCAACAAAACGGTCAAGGCCGCCAAAGATGCTTCGAAAAAGCTCCGGAGCATCATGGGCTTTGACCAGATCAACAAGGTGACAAAGAATGAATCTGCGGGAAAATCCGGAAGTCCCGGCAGCTCAGGCAGCCCCGGTTCACCAGGAGGGGCAGGGTCTGTGGGTGACCTTGGAGACGGAGGAGACTTCGGCCTTGGAGATTCCCTGAAGGTTCCAGAGGAAAAGATCAATAAATGGGCCAAGAAGATCTTTGACTGTTTCAAGAAAAAAGACTGGAAAGGCCTTGGCGCTACCATTGCCCAGATGATGAACAAGGGCATGAAAAAGCTTTATGACGTCATCAACTGGGGGAAGGTGGGACCAAAGGTCAATGCATTTATCCATGCCTTCACGCAGGCCTTCAATGAATGGGTGAAGAAGTTTGACTGGAAACTCCTTGGCAGACTCTTTGGTGCCGGCATTATGACTCTGGTCAATACCCTAAATCTGCTGCTTACAGGAATAGACTGGGTTCAGCTTGGAAAGAAAGTCGCTCTTGCCATCAGAGGACTGTTCGATGAGATCAACTGGACAGCCATAGGGCAGTTCTTCGCCAACAAGTTCAATGCCCTGTGGGGATTCCTGTATGGATTGGTTTCAGACCTTCCCTACAAAAAGATAGGCCTGTCCTTTGCCAAAGCGGTGAACGGGTTCTTTGGCACGGTAGATTTCGTCACGGTCGGCAAGACCCTCTACAAAGGGATCAATGGTGCCTTCCAGACTATGGCTACCTTTACAAAGAACGTCAACTGGAAAGCCATTTCCCAGAAGATCTCTGCCGGCGTGAACACCTTTATCAATGGTGTGGATTGGGCAAAGAACGGAAGGATCTTAAGCAACTTCGTTCTGAAGCTGCTCGGCACTATAGAAACGACCGCCAAAAAGATCGACTGGCAGAAACTCGGCAAGGGTATCGGTGATTTCCTCGGGAATATCAAGTGGGGGACGATCTTTAAGAAGGTCGTGTCTACCATGGCCACAGTATTCGGAGGGCTCTTAAAGGGTTTTGCAGGATCATCCGGTCTGAAGGTGGGGCTGGCAGCTCTTGGCCTGAAGTTCGGTCCTGCCTTGCTGGGAGTCCTTGGAACCGGTCTGAAGTTTATCGGCAAAGAAAAGCTCAAAGCCATGTTGAAGAAGGGCTTCACCGGTAAGGTCAGCGAGGCGCTTCTTGGACAGGTGACAGGCGGTGGAGGCCTGTTATCGCTGATCAAATCGGCATTTGGAAAGATACCAGCACTGCTGTCAAAGATAAACATCGCAGGAATCCTCGGTAAGATTGGCGCAGCTTTTAAGGTGCTGGGCGGAGTGATAGTGCATCATCCGATCGCAGCGATATTCGTAGCGATCGCCGCTGCGGCCCTGCTCATCTGGAAGAACTGGGACAAGATCAAAAAGACCAAGTTCGGGCAGTTCCTGATCAAGGTCGGTGGTGTCCTGAAAAAGGTAGGGGCATACATTGGCGGCGCCTTTTTGAAGGCGTTCGATAAGGTCAAAAAAATCGTCGAAGGCTTCAAAAAAGCATGGGACGGCATCAAGACCAAGAAGGCAGAACTTGAAGCCAGCGTAAAGGAAAAAGTCGATGGCGCAATCGATAAGGTAAAAGAAGCCTGGAACACCGTTAAAGACAAAGCGGCTGAGATCACCGCCAGCGTTAAAGAGAAAACTGCCGGAGCCATAGACAAGGTAAAAGAAGCCTGGAACACTGTCAAGGATAAGGCTGCGGAGCTTAAGGTCAATGCTGAAGCTAAAATAACCAGCTGGAATGAAAATTTACAAGATAAAGTCATTAGCTTTGCAGCCAAGGTGGCTAGCTGGAAAGAAGACCTGGATAATAAGATCATTAGCTTCCAGGCTAAGATGAATACCTGGAAAGATGAGCTCAAGAAAAAAATCATCAACTTTAAGGCTAAGATGAATACCTGGAAAGACGAGCTCAAGAAAAAGGTTATCAACTTCAAGGCTAAGATGAAAACTTGGCAGGATAGCTTGAAGGAAAAGGTCATCAACTTTAAAGCCAAGATGAAAACTTGGCGGGATAGCTTGAAGGAAAAAGTTATCAACTTCAAGGCTAAGATGTCCAGCTGGAAAGATGATCTCAATAAAAAGGTCATTGGTTTTAAGGCTAAGATGGAGACCTGGAGAGATGATCTCAAGAAAAAGGTAATTAACTTCAAAGCAAAGATGGATAGTTTTATACAGTCTATACCTGGAGCAAAAAGGATAATATCTTTTAAAGCAAAGTTGGTGGGTTTTATTGACGCCATTAAGAAAAAAACAATTTCCGGTTTTAAGTTCATTGGAAGTTTTTTCGGCAAAAAGGCTTCCGGCGGTATTTACAAAGGCGGCCACTGGTATCCGGTACAGAATTATGCATCCGGCGGTTCCCCAGGACAGGGTCAGGTATTCGTTGCCCGTGAGGCCGGCCCGGAGTTGGTTGGTTCCCTTGGCGGCCATACAGCAGTCATGAACAATAACCAGATCGTTGCTTCCGTTGCATCCGGCGTCTCCAAAGCAGTCAGTGCTGTTATGGGGAACTTCGGACAGAAGATATACAGTGCGATATCCAACATCACCTTCCGTGCAACTTCAGGACTTGCCAATGAACGATCTCCCCGTCTCGACATGGCCAGGGTTACTACCAGGGCGGAAGAGACCGGACAGATCAGCGAGATGCTGAACATCCTTAGAATGATGCAGGCAGGCGGAAGCAGTGCGGAGACTCTGGCACTTCTTCGCCAGGTCGTTACCCTGTTAAATATGATCATGGCCAACCCGATCTATCTTGACGGTGATGACATCCGGAAGAATGTAGTAAACAGAGTAAACCGCAACACAAGAGCAACGGGTAAATGTGAGATCATCTTTTAAGGAGGAGTTATGGCTACAATAAGATGCGGGAGCACGAATCTACCCGAACCATCAGAGATAAGCACGACTGATGAGATCATCTGGTCTGCAAATACGGGTAGATCCTCAGAGACAGGAAAGATGATCGGTGATGTCATCGCAAAAAAGAAAACCATCAATATCACATGGAATATGCTCACTGCCGCTCAGGCGAACACGATCTTTTCCTGTATGCCCGGGGGCTTTTTCTCCATTACCTTCCGGGATTATGGTACGGACACGACGATCACCGGATACCGGGGAAACATAGAGAAAGAATCCCTTGGGTATATCGGTGACGGGGTCTACTACTACAAGTCCCTCAAGGTGAGCGTGATCCAGCAGTAGGAGGTGGACTGTGTATAATAATGTATCACAAAGTTATGTTGAGAAGATAGGAGAGCTGTCCAGAGAGTTCCGGGCACGGCTCTCCTTTTCAGACACGCATGATATTGTGTCTGATGAGATAAAAAACATGCAGTTCACCTTCGGAACCTGTGGTGCTGAGGCGTTTACTATAGGTTCCATTTTTATATCCTATGTGACAGTAACAGTCGCAAAGACCGACCTGCAGATAACCGGCCAGGAATTCACTCCGGAGATAGGCCTTGTCATTGATGATGAGACAGTGGAGTATATCCCCATGGGTGTGTTCGAAGCAATGCCGTCCAATATCACAAAGACAAAGGACCGGATCCAGGTCACAGCATCCGATCGTCTTGGGTCGAAATGTAATATCATTTACAGTCCGACGATAAGCTTCCCGGCAACGATTCAGTCAGTACTCAATGATATCGGGAACCAGGCTGGGGTCACTATCCTTTGTGATGAGGATACCACAGGGATTATATCCCAAAGAATGGATGCGATCACCTGTCAGGAAGCACTGGGATATATAGCCGGACTCGTTGGAGGTTTCTGTTATGCGGACCGCTCCGGGAACGTAGTCCTTGCGGCGCATCCGAGACAAAGCGCCATGACACTGCATCCGGACCGGTTCCTGAGCCTTAACATAGCAGAGCAGGATCATCTGATCAGCACACTGAAAGTCGTAGTGAGTGATGGAGGGGAAAACCCGGACGGGGAGACGATCGCCCCGGTATCTTATGATGCATCTACAGAGAGCGGCGGCGACTATCTCACTGTCGCAAACCCGTACATGACGGCTGACATCTTTGCTGTGATGAAGCTGAACGTCCTTGATTATACTTACCGTCCTGGCAGCGCGATATTCCTTGGAGATCCAAGGATAGACCCTGTGGACGCATTGGAGTTGGAGGACTCAAACGAGGAGACCTACTTTTTCCCCTGCACACACTTGGTCATGGATTATGACGGAGGTCTTACCTGTACCCTGACAACACCCGGAGTCACGTCCTCGGATGCTGCTGCGGTGGGTCCGATGGGCCAGAGGCTTGAGCGGATGGCAGTATCTTTAATACTTGCTGAGAACCTCATAGCAAGGAAGCTGACTGCAGCACAGGCAGACTTAAGGTATGCCAAGATAGATTTTGCCAACATCTCTGTTGCAGCAGTACAAAGTCTGTATACCAATTTCGGTGTAGTCACCAATATCCAGATCGTAGACGGTAAGATTACAGGGGAGTTGGATGCAGTTACGGTAAACGGTGACCTGATCACTGCCCACACCATCGTAGCTGACAGGATCATCTTTACCGGTACGGACGGAATGTACTATGCTCTTAATGCCAACGGAGCCGGGGGTCTGACCCCGCAGGAGCTGGAAGACATCAAGTACCAGAGCGCCTTGGACGGATCAAACCTAGTGGCAAATTCCGTAACAGCAGATCAGATTAATGTAACAAACCTATTCGCCCAGGACATTCAGTTCACTGGCCGCCTGCGTTCTGTCAAAGCGGCAGCAGATGACAACTCTGAGGGTGTTTTCATAGGCTTCGAGCAGAACGCCAATGCGGCATCTTTCGGCGTCGGCTCCAATACAGGAAACCATGTGTGGTATAAGGACGGGGTGGTGGATATCCAAGCCGAGTCCCTGACATTCACATCCGGCATGGATGCGGAAGAGAGCATAACATCGGCGCAGGAGTCAGGAATGGCCAACGCGAGCGAGATCAGCAGGCTTGCCGAACAGGCTGCACAGATCCAGCAGCTTTTTGACCAGATCCAGCTGTGGGTATCATCCATAGCGAATAAGACTGCATGGACGAACGGTCAGGACATCTCAGCCTATGAGACGGATGTCCCACCGACCCTGGACAACTACCCCGCGGCGGAGGAGTTCTGGATATGGCCGATCTGTAACACGAATATCTACTGTTCCGATACCCTTATCTGTGGAACCAATAATTATGCCGCGCATTTACATGACATTGCAGCCTGCAGGAACGAAAACAAGTACTACATCTTTGACCAGGACACCACTCAGGCTTACTATTGGCGGGAGCTGACAGAATCAGAGTACCGGTCCCTGTCAAACATGTATTCGGCGATCAATATCGAGGCTGAGGGGATAGAGATAAGGTCAGTACTGAACACTGTTGAAACCCTTTTATCCCTTACACCAGACGGAGTCGTAGTGACTCCCGGCAAGCTCTTATGCTGTTAAGAAAGGAAGATGACTATGGCTTATACAAGAACGAACTGGGTATCAGGAGAAACACCACTTTCTGCCGGAAATATGAACAATATCGAGGATGGCATTGAGGAGTTAAATAGCAATCTTGATTCACTGATAAAATTCAAGGAGTACACTTACACCTATTCTCTGGCACAAGGCGGTGCCCTTAATATCACTGGGCAGAATTTTGGTCTAGCTACTCCTTCAGGCTATTCTGTGCTCGGAATCGTTTACTTTAATTCAGGCTCTTCATTTGCTGCGCCTACTTATGTTGCTCATAATGCTGGAGCCGCTACAGCAGTGGCTGTTAGAAATATTGGAAGCACCTCATTAAATCCTACGTTCCGTGTTAGATTCGCATATATACGAAGCGGTGCGGTATCATCATAAATGGCAACTCCATATTTAACGTATCAGCCACTTCTGGGGTATAGTTATCCCGGAGGTGATTTTTTATGCAGGAAGAGCTCATCAACAGCATCGTGATAGCTATGTCAGAAGACCTGACCGGTGACCAGTTGCAGAAACTGGAGAGGGTACTGGCCATCAAGCTGCATGGCCTGAGAGTGGAAAGGGAGTGCACTGCCCTTGTCACTTCAGAAAGACACTATGAGAAGATCCTTAAAAGGTACAGGGCAACAAAGAGACTGGAGAATTGCAGTGAGGGGACTCTGATGGGGTATACCAGATGCCTGACGCAGTTCTTTGAACGCATCAACAAGCGGATCCGGGATATCACGACGGATGACATCCGGTTTTATCTGGCCATCTTCCGGGAAGAAGCCGAAGCAGAAGGAAGACATCTGTCTCTGTCCTACATGGACACGATCCGCAGGTACCTGTCTGCTTTCTTCTCCTGGGCAACGGATGAGGGATATGTCAACCGGAACCCATGCAGAAGGTTGAAGAAAATCAAGATTCCTAAAAAGATCAAACCTGTCCTGACTACAGAGGAGCGGGCCTGTCTCAGGCACATCTCCGAGAATCCGAGGGACATGGCACTGATGGAATTTTTATATTCTACTGCCTGCCGGATCGGGGAAGTCATACCACTCAACAGAGATGATGTGGATTTTGCCAAGAAGGAGATCGTTATCTACGGCCAGAAGGGCAAAGCAGAGAGGAAGGTCTATCTTACCTCTGAAGCTGTATTCTACCTCAAGAATTATTTGAGCCAGAGGAAGGATAATAACCCAGCTCTGTTCGTCAGCAACAAAAAGCCCTATGATCGCCTTGGTATCCAGGCGATCCAGAATATGCTCAAGAATCTGGGCAGGAGGATAGGGCTCCATGTACATCCGCATATCTTCCGTAGGACGATGCTGACAGATCTCTCCACCAGAGGAATGCCCCTGCAGGAGATCCAGCACTATGCCGGACATGTCAAGCCGGAAACAACTATGGAATATGTACAGGTCAAGGATAAAAGCGTGAAGAGCAGCTTCAACAGACTGATCGCATGACAGTGATTTCAATATCGTCATCAGGCCGGCCGAAAGGGTGGTCTTTTTTGAGTGCAGCATTTTTGTTCGACTCATACTGTGAAATATGCTGCCTTTAGCATGGATGCGGAAATGAGTTAAATATGGATTTTAAATACTGTTTGTGACATATGTTACAACAAAACGCAGAGTTGAGTTTCCAGTCGTGGACTTGTATACTACAATGTTTCCTGTTGTCTCAATGCAAATACGTACGGGTTCACCTTGTGCAGTACCTGCACCAAGGAATCCTACTGTATTTACCTGATTCGCAGATGGTTTATAATTTGTCAGCCTGCCTATCGTTTTATACCCGCTTGTTATATTAACCTGTCCAATCTGGGCTGCTATTGTTACAGTATTGCCCGTTTTTGATATTTTTCCAGATACTTCTCCAGTAACTCCGTCAGTCCTCGTGAAAAGTGTTGATAACTCATAAGAGGAATAGGCAGACTTGCTATTTAGATTGTTATCCACGACCTCCACGAAGAACCATCATAGAATCTCCAGTAAATATGATTTGTCGTAAAGTTAATTTGAATTACTGAGCCTGTAGGGCTTGATGAAAACACAAGGAAGACTCCATATGTTACTCCGCTCGGCAGGTTTTGGTAGGAATAGTTAGCCGACAGCTGATGGATTCCTATGGTTTTGAGATTGTTTAGGTTTGTTCCATTTGGAACAGTACCTCTCATGAGAAAAGCCTTTCCCACATTGCTATTTTACCTTTGTTTATTTGGTTGTATAGGACATCGTCAGATTAAGCGCCCCGGCCAACACAGTGTTGTTTTTCAGACCGAACCCATTACTTTTAGTGAATGTCAGGCCAATAAGTCCCTGGTCCTTCAATAGTTCAGTGCCTGTTAAATACTGCGTTATGTCAGCACTTAAAGAACCACCAAGATATGACCCATCTGTGGTCCTGACATCAGATTTCACATTTGTGATGGTTACCCTGGTCAGCTTCTCAGCAACATTGAACGGCACATATAATCTTACTGTTGTGGAATTGGTGGTGACATATCCAAAGCAGTAGCAGTACTTTGTCCCGGCAGTATAAGAAGGAGTATGCATCTTATTGCTAGTTAACTAAAAAGTTGTCCCGAATGGAAGCTGCATCTGGTAAATATCAATCTATACTCTAATCCGGTCTTAACGGGAAAGGATACTCTTAATGAAGCACCGCTTGTAGTTATTCCCCATGCTGCGGTTATAATATTTCCATTTTTATCTGCTGCTTCAAGTAGCGGAGCAGGGTTCGCATTTTGATTGGTAGTGGCCCTTATGCATACCCATCCTGATTTTGGTGCGGTAAACCTGTTATTGCTTAGAGTAACACTTAGGGCCTGTCCTGTCGGACCAACTACCACATTGCTATTTAATAATAGATTCTCACCCAATTGAGAGTGCATCGAGTGCAGACAATTTTGTATCTTTGGCCAGACTTAACAGGTACTGCAACTGCAAAAGTTGAATTTGCGTTTATAGCACCGTACCTTTTTTCAATAAGTATATCGCCAGACACATCGACTTCAAGTGATGGCACGATGCTCTGACCGCTATCCGTTGCCGCAAAAGCGACCATCCAACCTGATCTTGGTGCGGTGAAGTAGACCCCACTAGTCACAGCTACAGTTGTAGAGTGTCCTTGACTGGGACCGACTATCGCATTGCTATTTACACAAAGAAAGAAGGTGATCATACGGGCGGCTACAAAGTGTATTTGGGCCTTAATGGCTCTGACGTGAACCGCATCATCAAAGCCAAGCCAAGTATAGCTGTCATAGATTTTGCTGAATTTAATGATGTACAAATCAAAAAACTGAGAAGCAAAGGCATAAAACTGATTGGCTATCTCAATGTTGGTTCTATCGAAAAAACAAGACCGTATTACGCAAAATATAAGAAGTATGCTATTGGCACTTATTCAGACTGGGACGAGAAATGGATGGATCTGTCCAAGAAAGAATGGCAGGACTTCTTGATCGGGCGTGCAAAGAGTTTCAAGAAGCGTGGAGCAATGGGTCTTTATATCGATAATCTCGATGTGGTGGAAGAGTACAAAAGCAAAAAACTGTATGCCCCTGCTAGAGCGATCCTGAAACAGATCAGGAAAGAAACAGGACTCTATCTCATGGTAAATGGGGCAGATTACTTTGTGAGTAGGTGCATCAGAGACAAGGTTGTGCATTTCCAAGCCATCCAGCAAGAAGAAGTCTTTACCCGTATCATCGACATTGGCAAAAACAAGGCAGGAAGTCAGACGGCCAGTGAGTGCAAACGGCTGAAGGCATATTGCGCCAATGTAAAGAAGCACGGTATTGCCGTGTATCTGCTGGAGTACAAAGCCTCTGCCAGTGCCTTGCTGAAGATATCGACCTACTGTAAAAAACACAAGATGAACTATTACAATTCAAAGACGGTGGATTTATTATGATTATCAAAAAGACAGGAAAAAAGAAATATCCGCTTTATGTAAAACCAAAGAAAGGACATGGCTTTTATGTCCCTGCACAGCAGAACTTCAAGAGTGATTTTGTAAAGCATCACGGATGCAGTCTTGTTGGCTTTTACATTGCCATGTATTTCATCGGCAAGCACAAGACCATGGCGAGGCTTCTGAAGTGGAGCAAGAAACATCTGAAGATCGAGTCAAAGATCCCGCTGAAACAGGTCTACAAGGGACTGAAGAAGTTGGCACCGAAGGCGAACATCACCTACAAGAAAAAGATAGGCAAGACGGAACTTGCGGCGGCCCTGGCCAAAGGATACTTAGTCCTTCTTGAGACCAAGGACCCAACCCACACAAACCCTTTGATGTGGGACGATACGAAAAAATGCCTTCGGAACTTCTCCCACGGAGGAAAGAAGAAGGTCTCTGTGGCGGGAATGGTAAAGAAGCAGAGCAAGTCGGACACCTATCGAGGGTGCGTGATAATCAGACCATAGGAGGACAGCATGGACGCAACACAAATATTAATAACAATCCTGACCGTTGTGGTCACACCCTTGATGGGCTACATCGTCTGGCTCCTCAAAGAGCAGAAGAAGGACAGGACTGCACAGGAGAAGGGCATCATGCTTTTGCTTCGTGTGCAGTTGATTGAATACCATGACAAGTACGTGAAGAAGGGAGAGATCCCTACTTATGCCTATGACAACTTCGAGGACATGTACCAGGCCTATCATGAGCTTGGCGGGAATTCGATGGTGGAAAAGATGCATAAAGAAATTAATGAACTGCATCTTCAGAAAAAGGAGGATGATCACCATGAAGATTGACACTAAACAGATCACAACCGGAACTATCGTGAGGACTCTGTGCCTGATCCTGGCACTGGCCAACCAGATCATGACGGTCTGCGGTAAGACACCGCTCCCGATCACTGACGCACAGGTGGCCGACGCTGTGGCCCTGATCGCCACGGTAGGGGCATCACTCTGGGCATGGTGGAAGAATAATTCATTCACGGAACATGCTATTGCAGGTGATCATTTCAAGGATCTGACAAAGTATGAGGCTGCCCTTGATAAGTTCGCCGACGAGGATCCGGAAGAAGAGGACGAGGAGGATGAGGTCGTTGAGTAAATTCAAAAGATATAACCTCACCGAATCCCAGATCAGGGGCATCGCCTGTATTGTCATCCACGAGCAGGGGACCGTCGCTGGATGGTACTGGGAGGCCTGTCAAATCGCAAACCTCGCAGAGTTGAGGTTCGGAGGTGATCCTGTCAAGGCTGTCAAATCGGGATGGTATGCTCACGGTACTTCCCGTTACAATACCAAGACCAGCGACAAGACGGTCATCGAGATTGTGAGGAGAGTATTCAATTACGGCTTCAGGGTCCTGCCTGCTTACATCAACGAGCACGACTGTCTTTCAGACATCAAGAGCGTGATCCAGGACGGCAGGGATGTGAAACACGATAAGAGCAGGTGGGTGCCCCATGAGACGATCATCAAGAACCGCATGGGCTCTACCTATGTTTTTTATGGGTTCCCTGGGGGATACAAGAGCGGGAATGATCCTTTTGGTTATACGTCCAAAGATAACCGCAAGAAGTTCGGAGACTTCCACTATACATTAGAAGAGGCCCGGACCCTGCCTCCTCCCTTTATCGGTCATCTGCCCACTAAGTTCCCCACTAGGGGATACTTCAAAGTGGGGGACGGTTATCTCTCTGCTCAGTCCATGACGGCCGAAATTAAGGCCATACAGGCCTTTTTAAACTGGGCCCTAAGGAAGAATAAGGACAGGAAGGAACTTGCCTTGGACGGCCTATATGGGGGCAATACCAAGAAGATGGTGACCCTGTTCCAGAGGGCCAGAGGGCTGAAAGAAAACGGCTGCTTCGGCAAGCTGTGTTTGGCAGAAGCAAAGAAGATGATATGAGAAAACCCCGGGGATTGATGTCTCCGGGGCTATTTTTTTTGCCCTAAATCTGCCCTATATAAAAATTGAACATATCAGAATAGCGCCTATTTATGCGGTTATTTGAAAATTCATGGTTATTCATGAGAAGTACCATGTTAGTGTTGTATGATGTTGGATAACGTTGTTTTATGCCATCTTTTGCACCTTCCATGTAGCGTGATGTAGTATGTTGTGGGCAATTTTTGCCCTATTTCTGCCCCCTCTAAAAAAGGGACACGCTTCTGATTGCTTCATAGTCTTTCTGCCTCTGCTTCTCTGTGACATGGAAATAGATGTCCCTGGTGATTTTACTGTTCTCATGTCCCAGTCTTCTGCTGATCACATCCAGCGGAACTCCCTGGGCCGCCATGAGGGCCGTGTGAGTGTGGCGGAGCATGTGCGGATGGATGCCGAACAGCTTCAGAGCGTCACGGTAGCCATTGTAGTTCAGGGCTTTCGCATCCCGCTGGAAGATATACTTGCAGCCGTTGAACAGAGAGACTTCCCTGGTGATGCGATACAGTTTCTTTACCAAAGGTAAAAGTTCATCCTGGATGTATATTTTACGGTTAGAGGCGGGAGTTTTCGGCGTATCGTTCAGAACCATCGTCTTGCCATAGAAGGTTTTGTTGATGCTGATCAGACGCTCGGAGAGGTCAATGTCGTCTATGGTGATGGCCAGGGCCTCCCCCACTCTCAAGCCTGTCAGAGCCAGGAACTCGGTCAGGTCACGATAGTCGGCCTTACGGATCCGCGAGAGGATGTCCGTCAGTTCCTCAGGTTCCAGATATTTCTTTTTCGGAGTTTTGTCCTTCTCAGGCATGGCGATCTTGTCCAGGAAGGCTATCGATTCGACATAGTCCATCCGATAGGCCCACCGCATTATGGCCTTGAACTCTTTTATCGCCCATCTCGATGTCAGGCATCTGGCAATGTGGACGGTGCCTATCTTGTCGATGTAGGAGTCTGCTCCCAGTTTATTTACGATGTTTTGCGACAGTGTTTTCCTTCTGTTATATGTGGACGGTTTCAGCCTTGTCTCGCAGTCGGCAAGATGCAGCTTGATGAGTTCTCCAAGAGTCAGCCTGGCGCCCCTTGCGGCGGTGGCATCCTTTATCTTCTGCTCCAGGATTTTCTCTGCTTCTTTTAATGTTTTTCTTTTCTTGTCAGGTATCGTTACTGATACCTTCTTCCTTTTCTCCGTCAGCGGGTCAGTGTATCGCTCCACCGCTCGGAGTTTCCCTGTTTTCATTTCTTCAACCCACATATTACTCCCTCCTGTGTGCATGAAATTCAATATCATTTACATCTGCCTTATAAAAATCATCATCCGCTATATGTTTCAAAGCGTGTTTATACGCTTCCAGAGTCTGCTCGTCAGACATATTTGCCTTCAAGAATATAGTATGGCTTCCATCCTCGTTTAGGGTCACAAATTCAGGTGCCGGCATTTTCAAAAACTGAATGTTATTACCGTAATCATCAATCATTATTCGTCGCCTCTTTCTCTTTTCTTTAGTAATACAAGCATATCATGGGTTGTTTGCAACGTCTCAGGACTGGCATCTTCTGATTCGTAAAACAGACCCCTTAGATATTTATTGTCATGTATCTTCTGGGCGATTCGCATTGTTTCCGGATTAATATAATAGGGTGTTTCTTGTGGGTGTTCTTCCATAATGTCGGCCCTTGACACATTGAAGTAGTTGCATAGAAGGTCAATCTTATCCATCCTTGGAATCCTAGTGCCATTCATCCAGCTGGATATCGTTGCTTTACTTATCTTTAAATCCTTGGAGACTTCTACCTGCGTCTTGCCTGCGTCGTACATTATCTTTTTCATGTTTTTGCTGATTATCTTTGCGTATTCCTTTTCTCCCATATTCCTTCACCTCTTCCTTCACCTCTTACGTACTTAAAGTATATCACTTTTTGAAATAATGTCTACAAAATGTATTGACAGTTTACATTAAGTAGACTATACTTAGTGGTGAAAAGTTATGTGAGAGGAGGTGAAACAAGAAATGGCAAAGATCTCAATGGCAGCGGCTAGGGTATCAGCAGGATTCACTCAGGCAGAAATGGCTGAAAAAATGGGCGTATCCCGCCAATCTATCATCGATTGGGAAAACGGAAAGAGACAGATTAAGACTGCATATTTTCATATGTTCTGTCAGCTTACCGGGTTCTCTGTCGATGATATTTTTTTGCCCGTGCAGTCTACAGAAAGTAAACGATAACCAGTAAATAATATGTTTTATATCATACCGGCATCCTGACACATCTCCACAGGTTTTATTCTCTCCTTTATTTGATGTGTTAGTGACAATATATAGCCTTGTAAATTCCTTCATCCCTGTGGGGAGCTGTGAGGGTGTCGGTGGTGAACAGGAGGTGACCATTATGACGAAACCTGTCCCCTATCTCCGAATTTCCAAGATATGTGAACTGACGGGCCTGTCCCGCTGGACAGTGGCGGCGATCAGGGACGGAGTGAGGGAAGAGATTGGGAGAAGATACCCATTTAATGTCATTGTAGATGACCTGGTCAACTATTATGCCTGGTTAGATTACAGGCTGTACAAGACCAGACTCAAAGACAAAAACCTGAGAAAGACCGTCCCGCCCTTCCGAAAGGAAGACTGGGAAAACGTAGCGTAGGAGGGAGGCCAAATGAAAACAGTAACTGCCAATCAGGTCAAAAGAATGAAGGTAGGTTCTTTTGTCTGGATCTGCAAGAACGGCACGGACAGGAGAAGCAAATACATCATCGTTGGTTATGGGAAAGGGAAGAGGCTGCGACATTGTATGTCGGGAACCGCATCTGCTCCCAGGCCGATCGAGGACCACAGCGGATTTCATTATGAGGTGGACACATGATCATATCAGCAGCAAACTGCAGGCGGATGTCTGCGGAAGATGTAAAAAGGCTAAAAGATGGGGCGCTGGTGACGCTTCGGTGCGACCAGCGGATGAAAAAGAAGCTGGGTACGAGGTGTTACAGGGTTTCGACTCGGAACGGATTAAAGGTACTGATCCGGAGAGATCCTCCCTATGACATCAGGACGATCCGGGAAAGGCCGGGAGAATACTTTGTAAGAGAAGGAGGATATTGATGGTAAAGATTAGGATTGAATCAGATAAACAAGTTGAAGTTGATGAAAAAGCCAATGCGGTGATCGCTTTTGTGTATGCACCCGAATCTATGGAAGAAGCGGACGATGACCGCACAGCAACCCAGGTGGTCATGCAAGGACAGGGTAACCACATGAGGATGCTCATGGACGCAGCAACAGGCCTTAGCAGCCTGGTCGACACTGCAGTAAGTGATCCGATTGACCAAATGATGCTTCGGGCGTTGATGATGAAGAAAATTCAGGAATCAGCAAAGAAATCAGCGGAAGTGGTAGTGCAAAAGGCGGAAAGCAACAAGGTGGTTCCTGACACGATGAAGAACGAAGGGAGGGCACCATGGGACGCATGATCTTAAACATAGTAACTGCAGTCAGTATCATCGTTGGCATCCTGTCAGCCTGCGCAGTGGATTCTCCGTCCATGGTACCGGCTTTTATCTGCGCCGGTTCCGTGGCAGTGGCAGCGGTTACCTGCTTCCTACGGGAGACGGTATGCTGAAGGCCTTAAAAATCCTCAGCCTCATCCTGGCACTGATCGGTGTGCCGATGAGCATCATGGAGATTGGGATGTTCGGCGATGTGTTTGGCCTTATTTTCTGCTGGTTTTGTCTGTTCATCATCTTCTGGTTTTATCTTGCCAATGTGGTGTTCCGGCCGACCAGCAAGAAAGAGAGAAGGAATATAGCTTACAGAAAGGTGGTGAAAAAGTGATAAGAGTAACAGCTGACAAAAGTGTATCCGTGCACCCTTTTCCGGAAGGAGGATATCTGGAAAGACAGAGGTGCTTTACCGGACTGATCGGTAACAGGTGCCGACTCATCGAGATCGTGAAACCGAAAAGGCTATATACCGAATTCGGCATGGATCCGGACAAGGTCGTCATGGTCGTGGACGAGGAAGGCCGATGCAAGGATAACTGGATGAACTTTCTGGGTTCTTATCTGTACGGGGACCTGATCATGGGGGATGTCCTCTTCATGGGTCTAGCCTATACGGAGGATGGTCCGGACATTGCAGCCCTTCCGGATGATGTAAAGGATGACCTGCTGATAAAGATCCGCAAGTTCTTAAAAAGAGAAAAAGCCCCGCACATATGGCAGGACTAATTCAATATAACACAGTTTCAGAATAACACACATATTAGGAGATTTCAAAGAAAAAGATGATCCGAAGGATTCAATTTAAATCAAAAGAAGAGTGGCTTGATGCCAGGAAAGGTATCGGCGGCTCTGATGC